TTTCTCTGATGAGGTTATCATCCCATTTTAGATAAGTCTTCATTAGAAATGACTTACTAAACTCAGGATTGTTAGCCAGTGATGTGTAATTGTTCATCTGTGTTTCTAGTATCATCTGTTGCATCTGTTGCTTATAGTCATTAGGAGGAGTCATAGTGATATTAATCTTATTGATATCAATATCATACTCAGCCTTCAAACCTTTGAACTCAAGGTGAAGCAGAAACATATCTGTCCAAACCTGACAGAACTTCTGTTGATGACGCTCTAAGAATTTAGCCCAACGGATTTCATCAATAGTAATCTCGCTTGAGTTACCACCCATGAACAGGGTTTCCCCTTGTCTTCTTTCTTCTGCTTGTATAACCCTACTTATAGGATACTTAAGGGCTATATATAGCTTCCTTGCGAAATAATATAAATCATCAAGTTCAGCGAATCCCGATGGATTACCACCAATGGATTCAACGCTTGAACCCCTACCATCTGATGAGTTTTTAACAAATACACCATTGGATAAACAGAAGTTGTGATTATTCCCAGTATCACGAATAGTTAAACAACCAGTATCCTCTTTTATATCCAACCACTCAACACTAACAACCTTATGGTTTACAACAACACCTTTCTTAAAATCTGTATATGTCTTATAACCCATACTATTGATTATATTATAAAAAGATGACTTACCCAACATATCCGTCATAACACCTTTTCTATCTTTGTTATCAATACCCCATTGTGATATAAACATTCCATCTACAGATAGTAGTGATATAAACTTATCCATAGATATATCAACATTAGTGTTATACAGAAACTCTAATCTATCGGTACATTTGTTTGATATCACCGCTTTATGAGCATCAGACATCTTTTCTCTATAGTCATCAGTCCATCTACTTTTAGACGCCAACGATACTCTTTCTCTATAGCCGTCATCAGTAGACCATTTTTGAGATATTGAATCACTTAATGATTGTTTATGATCATCCGTTTTTGGTTTGGATACATTACTATAGAAGGTATTATAGTTGTCTTTCCATAGTTGTTTCATCCTATTGGATTGTTTTACTATATTATCACTATTAGACCATCTCTTATTGGCGGTCGTTCTTGCTGTATTGATCATCATACCCCTAAAGTTCTTATCTTTCCACATTCTCTTTAGGTTTTCACTAGATAATGATGAGTGATAACTAAAATGATCTATTGATGTCATCTCAATAAGATTATCTAACCTGTTATTATATCTATCAAAATCCTCATGATGGACAACATTCCCAGCTTTACTAACCGGACACACTAATCTATGAATAAATTTCCATTCCTGTGTTGCAATATCAAACACTTGTCTATATTCATTACTATTTGATGATACCTTCTTATCCCTTGTATAATATGGCATCAATGATGAACCACCAACAAGGTGTTGTGCCTCTATCTCAGATCCATCCCTCATGACAAACTTATGATCTGGTGTGCAGTCAATATACTCATCATTGTCGATATGGACTCTTACCATTTTAGCATCTTTACGAGTTATACCGGCCCATTCAACCTCACCTACAACAACTTGACCCGTATCCTGATCAATAGATAATACCTCATTAGTAATACCATTGTTATAATCATCAATCATCTGATATAAGGTTTTCTTGCCATCAAGACAATCTATACCTGTTGATAAACTTAAACACTGAGGCAAAAAATAGTTGTCCATCATAGACATAACATCTGTCTGATTACGAAGCCTACCTGTCTTGGTATCAAACTCAACTCTTTGGGTTAGGTTTTTCTTGATTTTCTCTACGAATTTCAGTGATTTGTCTCTCGGCATAGCACCAGTATCAATAGTGAATACCAATCTTTCAGGGGCCTTGACAATACGGTAGATCACAACCGATGTCTCCAGCAGTTTCAGCTGGTTAAATGGTTGCTTAGACTTCTCAAGATATCCCTGCACATTCTTCTTTGTGCCCTGATAGATACCATAGTCGATATGGGATATCTGCTCTGGATAGAAAACGATAATCTTATCTTCCTTCTCAGCGTCTTCTATTGATTTAGGGGGTTTAACGTCTACAGATAGTGCCTGATAATACCACTCTATCCTACCTGTCCTTGGATTAAGGAAGTAATCCATTGTTTCTGTTGGAAGCTTCTTAACATTAACGATACCATTAGATGCCTTACCTTTCTGAACCACTTTCTCAAGATACAATTCAGCATCCACATAGTATGTTCTAACATAGTCTATAATATTGGCATTGATACGCATTTTGCGATGGAACAGCTCATCAAACTCTTCTTCAAGGTTGTGTACTATGTTTTCGTTCTCTTTGATGTCAGCATCCAGTATATCCATTTGAAGAATTTTACCGTTCCCATCTTCCTGAGTGGACTCAATAGCTATATCCTCCAAAACACTTGATATCTCAGGCATTTCAGACATAAATCTGTAGTTCTCAATTTTGATTCGTTTGGTTGCAAAGGTGGTATTGATAAAATCATTATAGAAGTTGTTGAAATTGCCCGCACTTTCACGCCCATAGATGGACATAAACAAGGCATCATCTACACCCTCACCGGATATCCTCTCAATCTGCTTGTCGGATATTCCATCTCTACCTTTATTTTTAAACGATTTTGTGGCCTCTGTTAGAGTATTATCACCACTGAACCAGTTATTCCAAAATGCCATATTGTTTTATCCCTATTATACCAAGTATCCAAATACCGTCCATCTGAAACCCGAGCCGCCTGTACCTACAGCAGTTCTAAAAACAACCACTTTAAAGGTACTATCACCAGATGTGAAGTCTGTCTTAAATTGTAGAAAATCGTCAATTGAATCATAATTGGTGGTGGCTGCCGATTCACCCTCATGAGTGACCTGCGCACTTACTATTGCAATGGTTTTACCCAAAGTCGTTAAAGTTGTGCCAATGCTGGCGACCAATGTGGCGGGGTTAATGGTTGCTACATAGCCGGGATTACCATCACGAGCATCAGTATAATCACCCCATGCTATAAAATTACCGTCTGGAAATGTCTGGATATTATTAGAACCACTAAACTGACCAAAATTGACGGCGTCGGTGGCAACTGTACCAGCAAGAACGCTTGTTAATTTATTACTCCCCATAGACTGAGGCCCAGTGAAGGGTCTAAGACCATCCACAAGTGTGTACACTGATAGATCAGGTGCTGGGGGTATTGTAGGTATTAAACCCTCAACAGTATCCAGTTGACCCTTATTGATACCATCCGAAGCTATGGTGCCAGCAAGAACGCTCGTAAGTTTGTTACCACCCATAGACTGAGGTCCGGTGAAGGGTCTAGTACCATCGATAAGTGTATATGGTGTCAGGTCTGGTGTCACTGGAATGGATGTAGCAACTGATTGCAGTTGGCTTACATTAACAGCATCATTCACAGCTATCCCATCATCAACATTCTTTATGACTTTGTTGGTGGCCGCCATATCACCAAAATTGGTATTAGCATAGACGGTGGTGGTGTTGTCACCTTCCATATCAGCATCTATTTCCGATGGTAGTCTGTAATACTCTATATTCTTTCTAATCTTACTCATAATTTATCCCTATTTTGTGTCGGTGATATCACCTTGTTGCTAATATTTATGTCTTCATCAGTAGTATTTATGCAACAAGGCGTAAAAAACCTCATATGGTGGAATCCATACGAGGGTTATACTATTATCTATTATGATAGTTGTAGGCCTTTTCCCTGATGTCAGGGATCATTGTTCCAAGCTCAGAGTATGACCCCTGTGTCTTGTATTCATCTGAGTCCTTGATATCACCATCAGCCCTACCAAATGTCTCAAGAATAACCTTACCGCTATCATCTTTGATGTAGTGTTTAGAATCCTTCTTTGGTCTAAGACTGTTGAATAATCCGATCTCTACTCCTGGCAGTTTACCCGATTTTATCATATCTGATAAGATTTCGTTTTGTCTAAGGAACTCTTTACAGTATTGATCATCTATTATCATGGTGTTCTCTACAATACCGATATCAATGAATCTAAACCCTTGGTTATACAGGTTTACTACACCATCAACATAGTATCCAATATTATACGGATGTGTTACCATATGACACCCAAGCTGTTTGGTATCATCACCTAATTCTTGTTGAAGGGTCTTGAAATG